GGGTCTGAGTCGTCCGCGATCCGCGCTCCTTTGGCCTTGAAGCCTGCAGGCAGGTTGGCGAGCGTGCCAGCGTCAATTAACTGACGCAAAGCGCTCGTAGCGGCCTTTCCAAGGCCTCCGATGAGGTGCACAAAGCCCAAGCCGTAAGCACCGGGGCCCTCGACAAGCACGTAATGCACAAAATAATTGCGGCGGGTGCATTTTTCGTCGTTTTCTTTCCAATTCCGACGAATTCCGACCACTTTTAAGCTGTCTTCAGCAAGGGTAACTACGTATGGACGCTTGATTCCGGTCGTTTCACCGTCTTCGTCCGTGTCTTCAAAGCCTTGGAGGTCCAAATCTACCAATTGCTCGAGCAAAAACACCTCTCCGATGTCATCTGTGGGCTGAATGCCTGTAATTTTGTCGACGGCCTCTTGGATTTGGCTTGCATCGGCAGGGGAGGAATAGGTGTCCAAGAAAATATCAAGGTACTCACCGGCCAAAGCACGCTTGCGGTACTCGTTTGAGTCCATTGCGATGCGGTGCGTGAGCCGTGGGCATTGGGACACGACGCTTGAGCCGTTGTACGGGATGTAAACATCGTCTGCCAAGCACAACTTTGACACCATGCGGCCCAATTGGTAGTCGTAGTAGACCTTCTTGAAGGTCGAGCCACCGTAGCCAGTGTAAAAAAGCTGCTGGTCAAACTCAGGCGTGTACTCTTCCATCACCGTGGTGATCTGATAGTTCATGAAGTCTTGCACACGGCCAGCCTGCTGGAACTTTTCCACAGTCTCTTTGCCCATGATCTGCGAGCGAACAGGGCCACCGGCGGGCATCAGCTCTTTGAAGGCCTGTGCCTGGAACTGAACAATGGCCTCGGTCAGCATTGGATGGGTCGCGCCCGACGCGCCACGGAAGGGCTTGGTGCGCTCTTCCATGCGAAAGCCTAACAGATCGAGGCCCTTGGCGTACATCGACTCCCAATCGGAGCGTGAGCCTTTGTCCGCCTCGAACATGGCCGACACATCCAAGCCGATCTTGGCCAAGACGTCCGGCTCAATGACCTCGGCAAGGTTGGCGTAGAAGTCCACTTCTTCAGCGTCCTGCTCGCCCATCTCCACAGTCGCACCGCCGTCATCTTCAATGATGATTTCGATGTCGGACGAAGGCTCTGGTATGCCACCACCTATCACCACCTCAAGGGTGGGCATCCGGTTCATTGCTTTTTCGATTGCCATGTGTTTTCCTTAGGGCATTTTGGAATTGGGGTTCAGGCCGTCTTTGTATTTTTTAAGCAGTGGCGTAAGCAGCTCGTCTTTTTCGTCTACTCGGGTAGGCTGCAAATATCTTTCAAAGAAATCCAAAACTGCCTTGTCGTACTTAAATGCTGGAACATTGCCCGTGGCACGGCCATTTCCTTTGATCTGTGTTACCACAGGAGTGAACTCATCCATCATCACAACTTCTACAGTAGTCACCGGTCTATTTCTGTTGTCACGTAGAGTATAGACCTGATACTTGCCTGAGTTAAATGCGGCCATTTTTTCCGGTGAATAACCTACTCCTCCCCTTTCAAAGCCTCCAACAGAGTGACCCACGTATGCACCCTCAGGTACGGTGGCTTTGCGATCCTCAATGCGTTTCCAAGCAAAGCCTTCCATTGGCCCTTCTTTAAACTGCAAAAGTGGGGCGCTTACTCCCTCTGAAAACACCGAGTTCGCAACAGGCTTGCCCGCCTCAATACGTTTAATAATGGTGTCAAACTCAAACTTTTTCTCGCCTATTTTTAATGCGCCCTGCACCGCATCTTCAAAACGGATGCTGGCGGCTTCTCTGGGGGAAAGGCTGTTCAGGTAGGTATTGATTGCAGGGGCATTAAATACGGGCTGTAAGGGGGCTCCAAACCCGTAATTTAAATCATAAACAGGTTCTCCTTTGTCAATGGCCATCTTTACATTTTCAGAAAGCAAGCCCTCCCCTGTCTCTGTCTCGCCCTTAACAGGAGCCTTTTGGCCGCCGCCAAAGATTTGATCGATTAAGCCGGTCTTTTTAGGCTCCGCCACCTTGTTAGCGTTTGTTGCCGCTTCATAGGCCTTAAACAAAAGACCTGCAGTGTCTGTGCCGTCGCTAATAATTCTGTCTGGCTCCACCCGTGACTTGGCCACCGTTCCTACCTTTGTGTTGATTAACTCAGGACGCACGCCTTGCGCAAGCAGTTTGTCCTGTTCCCTGGTTTCCGCCGCAAGGCCTTGCAGCTTTCCTTCCTCCGACAGTGAATAAGCACTCTTTGGATTGGCGGCAGCGGGGTCAATAGTGATAAAGTTGCCCCTAAGGCCCGTGGCTTGGTCATAGCGTCGCGTGAAGTCTTCTACGGCCTCCGGGAACTTGGGGAAGAATCTTCCCTCAGGAGCGCCCGGTCCCACAAAGCCCTCGGGCTTGGCCCCCTCTTTGTACCGTGTCTTGCCCTGTGCCAAGGAAAACATAAGATGCTCAGGAAAGCCCCGTTCTATGTCCGAAGACAAAGCTGGTCCCTTAAGCCGGCCTGTTTTAATGCCTTCCATAACCGGGTCATCTGGCGTACCAAACTGCCGTTCAAAATAGTTTCTGGCTTTTTTGTTCCAAAAATCGCTAAGGATTAGTGCCTGTCCTTCGCCTTGGCCCGCCGTTACAATACTGGCGTCTGTAAGACCATTATTTATAAATCTGTCAATGTTACCGACATTGTCTTTCGGGCCCACAGGGCCGGTGAGTATGGTGCTGCCGGTCGGGCGGACAGCGTATGACGCGCCTGGCACCGACAACTGACGGTTGTACTGCTGGAAGTCCTTGGCCACTTCAGTGGCAGCCTTGCCGGTCTTTTCTGCCGCCTTGACCCCTGCGCGCGTGACGCCAGCAGGATTGACCAGGTTGGACAACAGGTCGCCAGCGGTGTAGAAGCCCTTGGCGGCTGGGTCGGTAGGTGGTGCCTGGCGGATGCCACGCTCAGTCATAAAGTTTTTGATGTAGTCGCTTGTGCCTACCTGCCCTGCAGGCGCTTGCCCTGTCAAGCCCTGACGGACCAGCATCGCTATGTCCATGGGCGCGCCTGCCAAGTTGTACGGCATCTCCGTCATGCCCTTGGCCATGTTGATGTAGGCGTCCCCTGACTGGAGCTGACGGCTGATCTCGCCTTGCTTGCGGCCTTTGCCAGACTTTGGTGTCACGAACGCTGGACGGCTTGCGGCGTCAATCTCTTCTTGCGATAGCTCGCCTTCGACAGGGCTGCCTTCGGCGCGGTCCACGGTCATCGGCATGGCACGGCGACGGGCCAGTTCAGCGTCCTCGCCTTTGTTCAGTTCACTAGGCGTCAATGCCGCCCCCGCCACAGAACCCACACGCCCCAATGCTGTCAAGAAGTCAGAGGGGTTGATGTCATTGTTTTTAAGCCACTTGCCAATGTCAGCAACCGCGCTGGACTTTTTTGCTTCACCGCCATCCTTGAAGCGGTTCTTGGTCAGGCGGTTCTTGGTCAGTGTTGGGCCTTCCAAGGTCGGCGCGCCAAAGGTGTCAGCAGACAAGCCCTTGGCCTTGTTCTGCGCTGCACGGATTTTGAGCTGATACACACGGGCCAGTTCTTCCATCTGCGCACGGGCAGAGTCCGGATTCCTTGCGGTGGGAGTCACATCCTTCATGGCCCCCAGGTCACCTCTGCCCAAACCTTCAAAAGGCATTTGCATGCTCTTGTCAGCAGTTGCGCCCCCGCCAGGTGCGGTTCTCACGCGTTTGATAGACTGTCGCGTGGGCGACACCTTGCCCAAGTTGCCCAGGTCCGCCAGCATCTTCTGCGCCGTTCCAACAGGGTCGGTGTTGATGACGTCATCTGGCACTTCGTCCGACAAGGTCTCGGTGTTTTGCGCCAGCAAGGCGTTCACGTCCACACCGCCGCCTTTGGCAAAGCCGTACAAAGGGTTTGCGCCTGGTGCATAGATTCGGTTGTCCAAGCGGTCAGTGGTAATGCCCGCATTCTGCTGCCCACCCAGCATCATGGGCGATAAATACGGGTTTGCGTCAAGCACGCTCATTGTGTTTTTTGCCGATCCAATCGGGCCCACCGCACCTACTGCACCCACACCACGGCTGGTGTAGTCTGATACGGTTGACATAATGTTTGGCGTGTCCGCAGCATATTGGCTACCTGCTTGTATCATGCCCGGCATTTTCCTTAGCCCCAAAGTTGGCATTGAAGGTGCCGTATATGGAATGGCAGGCGTCGTGACCGGGGCAGTTCTGGGAGGGGTCGGTACTACTGGAGAGGTCGGTCCTACTGGAAGAAGGGGCCTTACGGGTAAATTAGGGGGAGGTGTTACAGGGGGAGGCGCGACAGGTGGGGGCGCTACAGGTGGGGGCACTGCCGGAGGAAGGGCCAGAGTGGGCGTTGTAACTTTGTTTATTGGAATCTTGGCCAAGTCATCTCTGGCTTTGGTTTCCGCAGCAGCTTTAAAAGCGGCGGCTCTAACAGCAGCGTCCGCAGCAGCCCTATCAGCGGCGTCCTTTTCCGCTGCCGCCCTGGCAGCAGCGTCCGCAACGGCTTTTGCGTCCGCAGCAGCCTTGGCGTCCGCAGCCGCTTTGGCGTCCGCAATCACTCTAGCACTTGAAGCAGCCCTTAAATCCGCAAGCTCTCTTGCATCAGCAGCAGCCTTGGCAACAGCCGCTTTTTCAGCAGCAGCCTTAGCAGCGGCAGCCTGCCTGACAGCGCCTGCCTCATTGGAGGCTTTGGCAGCAGCAATCCTCCTGGCCTCAATACTCCGGGCGGATTCTCCATACGTGGAGCCTATTGTTGTTGATGGACGTATTGGTTCATAAAACTCCGGCAAGCCTGTCTCAGGGTTAATGGTTCCCGAGCCGCCTTGCTCTTGCAAGAGCTGTAGTGCTTCAGGCGACAGATACGCCAGCAATTCATCGCCGCCACGGCCCGCTGCCGCTACCTCGTCGGCCAGTGCCATGGTCTCCTCTGCGCCCTCGTCTTGCATGACTTCGCCGCCCTCAGCCATCATGCGACTGAAGGCGTCGTTGTACGCTGCGCGCTGCGCCTCAAAAGCATCTATCTCTCTTTGACGCACGTCATAGTCAGCATTATTCATATTACCCCGGCCAAGGAATTAGTTGAGACATTTTAAGCGTCAATAGTACTCCGGCACAAGCTCCCTTTTCTCACCTTCCTCATTGTCGTCAGTGGCCAAGCTGATGAAGTTGCCACGACGGAATCTGTCCATGGCCATGGTGGTGCTGTCAACCATGTCGTCGTTGTCGCCATTTGGAAAGGCCGCGCATTCCTCTACCAAGAGTTCCGCCCAGTCCGTGTCCGGGGCCCAGACCATGCCGGCCTCAAACACAGGGGCCACCGCGTTGGCCCGCGCCACTTTGTCAGTGCCCGACCTGCGCCCGCCCGGCGAGTACATCGTCACAGGAATACTCATGCGCCGCAGCTCCTGCTGTAAGGGTGTACCCGTAGCTTTTGCCTCGATCAACACATTGTCAGGCTGCCAAAAGTCGTATTGCTCCTTGGCAATGCGTTTCAGTTCAGGGAAATCCCAGCGCCCACGTTTCACGTCCAACAGGATAATCGACGCCCCGGAATCCTCGTTCATGTAGAACACGCCCCAGGTCGTGATGACAGAATAGTCAGCCGTCTCCTTCTTGGAATACGCCGTGTCCAAGGACTGGATGATGTAGTTCACCTCAGGCGGATCGTCCTTTGGCCAGACTTTCCACCACTCCCGCTTCAGAATTGCACCCTCGTCGTTGGTGGGCTGCTGCTGATACATCGCGTTCCACTTTTGCGCAGACAAGGAGGCTTTGACGC